CTTTAATAGCCGAGCCAGTCCAAAACGTCTTGAGCTTTGTAGTTATCTTTTTTGCCGTATTCTTGATAGAATTCGTCAAGATCACCCATTGCCCCGTGATTCTTGATTTCCCACAATGCACGCTTATGAGAGATCACGATACCCTTAGCTGATGAATAATAGTCCATTATACCCTCTTCGAATTGTGTCATAATATCCTCCGATTAATTTGCAAAACCCGATTCAATTGCAAGCGCTTTGATAGCGTTTGTACCCTTAAGCTTCAAGCCCACAATGCGCCCTTTGGTGTCTTCAAAACGTCGATCGTGCTTGTCCCCGTCAATTACTGGTATACCCTTGAACATGGACGGCACTTTATCCTTGAACACTACCGCGACATTATGCCCACGATCTAACATTTTCTGCATGGTTTCATCTTTTGTGCGTTCTGTATAACTAAAAGTGAAATGTACATTTTCGAATTTCGCCATTTTTAACGCAAGATCGGGTCTTTTTGTATACTCATAAAATTGCACTTCGGGAAATTGCCGATACATGGTCGACCAGTCAAGATCACTTGTCCCATTTAATCGAATCGCAAGCTTTTTGTTTTGCTTTTGGGCTTTCCTAAGCATAACCACAATTTCCGCTTGCAATTGTGCCATAAAAGCATCACGATTTGCGAATAGAAAATTAGTTCTTTTGTATCGCGCCTCGACAGCGTTTTGCATTCTCATTCGACCACTATTTACGAGACACGAAGCTCGACACCCAGCGGACGCAGCAATACATACTTTGGTATTATAACTCGGCTCGAGATACAATATCGCGTTTAAATATTCGTCGTTTTGCGACTTGTCGATTTTGGTCGACATACTTGTCAAAAGCTTCATTTTCATGCCCCTATACAAAGTGGTTTAAAGTGACTCTACTGTAACCGATCTTTTTAAACTTGTCAAGTCTTTTTTTCAATCACTTACATTTTGCGGTATCTTGCTACTTTTTGACATTGTGCCATATTTTCGCAATTTGAAGCTTTTTTGATTCCGTGGGTTTTAACGTCTTTTATTCCGTGACTTTGAATCTATCGCTTCGTTTACCGTGACTCTAATGTAACCGATCTTTTTAAGCTTGTCAAGTCTTTTTTTCGATCTTTTATCGATTCTTTTTGTGTCCCTCGTTTCCTGAACCGATGCCTCTACTTTAACAGAAAAAAGCCACTTGTCAAGAAAATGTTTTCTATCGATTACCCAAAATCAATTGATAAAATCTATCGGTAACTGCTCTATATATAGTGTCGCAATTTATCGGTTTTCTTTATGTCTTCTATCTTATATAAGACCAGTCTTCTATCTTATATCTTATATAAGACTTAATGCACTCTTATACAAGACCAGTCTTATATCTTATAGAAGACCTAAGCAAGTCTTATACAAGACCTAATGAAGTCTTATATAAGACCATTAATAACCCAGCGAATTAGTAGGATATTACAGCGGTATTGCTTTTGTATTACACAAGTGCCAGGATTGGTACTAAAGGATTACATTTGAATCGCTGGTATTACTTTGAAAAAAAAGAATCCCTAAAGCAAGCCCAAAAGAATACAAAAGTATTCAAAGCTGCTGGGATTCCAGTGGATTCTGTAGGTAATTCGTATGATTCTGTGTGTTTCGTGTAGTACTTTTGGGTGGGCATCGGGGTCATTGAGCGCGCTAGATATCTATGATACCCCCTCAGATTTTTTTAATATTTTTTAGACTCCCCCCGCCCATCGTTAGGCTCCTGTGGATTACTCCTCGATCCTGAACACAGACCTAAGACCCACAGGAAACCTAACACAGACTTAAGAGACCGTAAGAGTCTCTATTTTTTCTAGGTATAATAATAGTAATTGTAGTGGTGGCAGCCAAAGTATCCTTAAGTATCTTAAAGAATCTTAAAGATATCTTATAGGAGTTATATCTTCCTGCCCCTAGATTGTCTTTTCTTTTAAAATAACTTCTAGTTATAAGCCCTTAACCGTTGCAATGACGGTTTGGAATAAGACTTTTTATGCTGCAAGCTCCTAAAGATATTGGCTCTTCGCTTCAATTCATCCTCCACCATCCTCTTCTTATACCCCTCAAGGGCATCGTCAGAGTTTTGCTTCAGAATACCATATTCATTCCAGAACTGAACGCCAAGCGTCAAGGCATCGAGTCGGTCATCGTGAACCAAAGCACCACGTTCTTTAGTGATGTGGGTCATTTGATAGACCATTGAGTAGTAAATACTCTTGGGTTCTTGAAGACCGAACTCGATGTCTTTTCGCAGAGCCGTATAGTCAATAACCAATCGATGCTGGTTCATTAACGGCTCAAGTGAGTCGATCACACGTTTCTCTTTTTGAACGTTGTTCCTGATCTCCTCAACAGCTACGGGGTAGATAGCGTTTAGCACAGGCATCAGGAGGTTAGTAAACATACCATCGCCAAAGTTACTCTCTGTAACGATCTTGTTTACCTTGTACTCCTTAGCTATCTCCGCGAGCTTCACTAGGTTTTCTTCTACATAGCCTCCTTGCATACCACCAAATGCAGGCACGAATACTTTTCCTAGTAGGTGGTTGACCACAGCCCATCCCATCTCATCCTGACCACGACCACTAGGGTCAATAGCCAAGACCGATCCTTCGTAATTGCCGTAAGCTTCCTGCGATATTGGGCGCTGGAGGGTATCCCCAGTGAACCCAAGGTTCGGAAGATCAGTAATCGACTGACTACTATTGGCTGACCACACCAATCTTGTAGGCGCTTGTGACGCATCAAGATCAGCAACGATCAAATCCCTAGTCTTCAGCGGATACTTCTCAGCATCACTCAAGGTGGTATCGAGCATAAACTGCAATTTAAATCCACTACGACCATAACTCAGCTCCCGCTGGTACAAGTCTTCCTCAGTAAACCGCTCATCCGTAGGCTTATTGATTAAACTTGGGTCTCTTGCCATATCCTGAATAATATAGTCAGCCAAGCACCCTTGGTAACTAGCAATATTCCCTGGATATCGAGCAGGATAAATACGAGTAACATAGCCTTTATCCCGTAATCGGGTGTAAATAGACTCAGAAGTCTGCGGTGTACCCAGTACCAGAATCTGAGAATCATCAGTTGTCTGGAGGATAGCCTCGTATTCAGCTACTTGTTGTAGCAAGTCCTGCCGTCTTTTCTCCGTAGCGGAGTTTTGTTGTCCCTCAACGTCATCAGAGATGAGCAAAGAGGCACGATTACCCTGTAGCTGTGAGGTAATACCTAACGCTTTTACAGATGGTTGAACGGATACATTGCACCCATTAACGTCAAAAGCTACTACAGAGCTTCGCTGATCGGCTCTCGGCTGTAAATGAGCCAAGATGTCCATTGTGTCGATCAGCTTCCTAATAAAGATAGAGATGTTGTCTGAGTGACTGCCAGACTGAGACACAATCAATATCTTCTCATTGGGGTTACGCAGTAGCCGCCAAGCCACATACGCACCCGTAATCCACGTTTTACCAATACCACGGAGTGCCTCAAGCTGCGACCGCTTATGACCTTCCTGCAAGTAGTCAGCTATATAATACTGCATCCTTGTCGGTGGTGGTAATCGTAAATGCTTCCAAGTCAGCCTCAAGAAAACCTTAAAGTCCTTGATAGCCAACTGGATTTCTTTGTTATCCATAATTCTCCTTTATGTTTTAAAGCTCTTTAGAGAGCCTACACGCCCTTTTTAACCTTGGTAGGTAGGGTAGGGTGGGTAGACTCGAAAAAAGCTCTCAGTGAGCGATTGAAGCCTTCTCAAGCATATCTTCTACGCTGAAACTTGCTTCGCCTTTCGCTTCAGTAGCGATCTTCCTGATCGAATCAGTCAGGCTCATTAACGATTCAGACTCGACAATGTCGGCTGTAATATCGTTATCCTTAAGAAACTTGATGGCATGAGCCAGCATCTTAGGGTCATCAAGGTTGGCGGCAAGCTGTTGTGCCACCATCCCATGAAGTGAGTTTAACTGAGCCAAGGAAGCCTTGTCTTTAGTACTCATATTAGTCCTCTGCAAACATTTCTGCTAGTTCGCTTGTTACTGATTTAACGCCAATAGCGTTGCCAAGTGGTAATACACCCAGTGCTTTGCGTAGCTCATGCTCTTTAGCATCTGCCCAAGGGGATATCAACTGACCAACTGTTACAGCTGCATTAACTGTTTCGTTAGCATACTCCAAAGGAGCAATTGTCAATGCGCCTTGATCACGGCTGTAGGTGTTAAAGATTGGCTCGTCTGTAATTGCCTTAGCTGCAAGGTCAACAGCACCAGGAATAAACGTGGAGAATGTTGTCATTGAGAACGTGTTAGCGGCAATACGCTCAGGAGCCAAGTTCTTTTCCAGCATCTCTGGGTCGTTCCAGTACAAAGAGTATTGCTTGGCAATGTAACCAACGGATGTAAATGCTGTCTGGTAGCCCCAGTTGCCCAGAGTATCCATACGAGCCTTACCGCCCTTAGCAATATTGACCAAACCAGTACTTAATTGCTTGTTGTAAGCCACTAGCATATAGTTCTTAAGCGACATAGCCAAAGAACCTAGATGGGTATCGCCTGCCAGCTTACCGCCTGCTGTAATACCAATGTTATCGCCAAAGTTACTACGCTGGACTATCTCGTAAGACTGCCTACGTACACCAATGCTCCACTTATGCCCCAGATCACCATCCCATTTATCAAGATTAAGCAAAGGAGCATTAGTATCATCTGAACCAAAACGACGAATGTTGTCTGCAATTGCGTCAGCAGTTTCTTTATCAAAGCCATACATTGAGTAATAGTCATAAGCTTTTTGATTCATCCCTTTCTGAGCCATCCGCATCATCTTGACACGAGCGCCAATAGCGTGCATATACTCAAGAACCGCAGTACCAGACTTAACACCACCAACCAGCATCACAGCTTCGTTAGCGGCATCGCCAAATCGCTCGGCTTTGTCCAACAATCTCTGCTCACCTTGAGCTACAGCAGAGCCTAGTGTGTCTTCGTATTTAGCAACAGACACCATTTGGTTTAGCTCACCACCCAAAGCTTCAAAGAGTTGTAGCTCCTTGTAAACTTCGCTGGTAGCCTTGCCTCGGTAAGCCCTTGTCAAGTCCCGCAGGGCTGGAATAGAACGAATCATGTTTACTACACCAATACGGTGGCTAACACGAGCCGCTTCAGCACTCATGGCAAACCAAGTAGCCCCTAGTTTAGCGGCACGAGTTAGGTTGTTTGCGAGACGTACTACTTTCCAAGCGTCACTATCAGGGTCTGCCTTAGAAGACATACCAAGCAGGTGACCCACAGTCGCATCAAAGTTATCTAGGTACATTTTGTTTTTACCCGTAACCGCACCTGTACCACCA